GTCTTACCCATTGAAGTCTCGAGGCCGAACTGGTTCATAATATCTCTCCACAAGGAGTAGATACCAAGAAGACCCAGTAAGGTGACATCATCTCCATTGATCTTGCCCGGAAAATTGAACGGATTAATCCGCCAGTCACGGTGCCATGAGAGATGATCCTCGCGGTTCCATTCAATCGAAATCCTTGCCCCCGTGTAATTTATGATACACAAGATAGGAAAAGAGATTATGGATCCCATACTCTGACCGTTCTTCTGAGGTCGAGTGACTATGTGGTTCAAGGAACCGGATACTTCAAATTCAGAAAGCTTTTGATAGCTTCCCCAAGCTTCAAGCAGCTTTTTATAGCTCTTGATTTGCTTGTGAACTGGTAATCCGTTTTGAACACAATGGTCATCGATCTCTTTCCTTAGTTCTCGGGGTCCTTTACATATAAGATGCTCTGTAAGAGCCATCGTAAAGAACCTTTGGAGTTCTGCTAAGAAGTTCGGTCTTCTAAATAGGAACAATGATTTGGATTCTTCATCTACTCCGTTCCAAAATGCCTCTATGACAGCGGTTCCGACTGTTTCTGAGACATAAGAGTAAATGAAATCTGTTGATCGAGTGAAATCCCCATTCACGATCTCGTGGTTTCTATCATCAAAAAAGCCTGCAAATATATCTTCAATGTCTTTGTCCGAAATAGGTGCACCAATTGCTGAGAAAACAGGAAGTTTTCTCATGGTTGTGTGCATCCATTTCTGGAACGGACGTAGAACATGATAGATATAACCAGGTCCCTTTAAGATGGGCCGCACTTTTAAAGGTTCTTTAAGTGCTACGCCTACCGCATAAGGTGGGGTTTCAAGAGCAACCTCCCAAGCCTTCCAATAGAGTTCTATGAAGAAAGCATCGAAATGATCAAAGTCAAAGACTTGTAATTCGATGTTACCTGAAAGATGTCCATCGGATAATAGGATTTCAACGTCCTCCTTATCCTTCACACCTCTTTCCCCATAGAACGAGCTTAGGTAATCGGCTCCCTTTGAATCTACAAGTTTTTCGTTTAATAAGAAAAACTCTTGATCTGGCTTTTCATCGATCTCATCCATTAATTCATAGATATCCTGTACCATAAGTACAGGCTCTTTAATTAAAGGGTGAATGAGACTGATAGAGCCCATCATATTGATTGCAGATTCAAAGCATGCACGGTTACTTGCTGAGTAAGGTTTGAGAAATTTATAATAATTAACCCGGGTATCTGAGAAAATTTGTTTCACAGATTTCTTGAGTTCTTTTATTATAATCGCTCGATCAAGGGAATGTCTATTCCAGCCTCGTTCGGCGAGGAGAGGTTCTGGTATCGCTCGCTCAGTCTGGAGAAATTCGACAGCATCTGATAATTTATCTAATGCGTAGAAATCTCCAACTGAAGGGCAACCTTTCTTAATATAATTAATGGTTTCGACCAATTGATTAAATAGAGAAGGGGAGGATACAGAGAGCCTTTTCTGGAATCGGGAGACACTCCCACCAAAGATAAACTTTGGATTATCAGATCCTCGAAGTGTTTGAGGTTCCGGTGGCATATTATGGTGCTGACCAAGATGAAATGCATAAAACGCTGCAGTTTTATACTTAACATAGGTCACCCAATTATGGCCATGGGACCACTCATCGACTGTTGCATTTTTATACTGGTTTGTATATTTAGCAAAGTCGAGAGCACTTCGGACGAATCCTAGCAAAACACTACGGATCTTCCTGAGATATGTTCCTTCTCGGGATCTCTCACACTTTGTACGAGCGTGTGTGTGTGTTGCTTAGCCTTGGCATTCGGAAAGATCTTAAAGCCAAAGACCATGAATGTTTCTAATAGCAAATTAGAAACTTTTAAAAGTGGCATTAATTCCTCATTTGCCAACAGAGAGTAATTCGAGCTAAGCTCAATTACATCATGATCTGTTGTGTACAACAAATGGGAATAATGGGAGGGGTTTAAGGACCTCCTACCATCAGCCCCGCATAATAGTCCTTTATGCGATTTAGTAGTCGTTTGCATATCCGCAAACAGAGAACTTACCTGTTTTAAAGCTTCGAATGAATTCGATGAATTAGAC